GAAGGAGGCTGCGTAATGCAAGTACATATTCTTGAAGAAGCTGGACTAAAAGAAGCTCTCTTCGGCCTGGGTCTGTCCTTTGGCCTGACCTCTGGTGATGAGGGCTACAAACACATATATGAACCGGGGCTCTCTAACGATGGCTCCGTGTATTCTCGTTTGAAAAATCGCTCTTACGAGTTGGCAGGACTTGGTAAGGGGCATGACAAATTCCTCCGCCAGATAATCATGTGGGTGGAGGTTGATGCCCCTCTTTACTGGTGGAAGCAGATGGACCAGTACAAGGTCGCTACAGTCACGCAGTCAGAGTCCACAATGCACACGCTCATGAAGCGTCACCTTACCCAGGACGACTTTGAGGGTGGCATCAAGCAGAGCTGGCTCGTCGAGCTGAATGAGCACATCGACGCCAAGGATTTTGGCTGGGTGAACCGGCACCTTCCGCAATCGTTCTTGCAGAAGCGCATCCTCTCCATGAGCTATGCCACTGCACGGAATATAATTGAACAGCGTCGCAAGCACAAGCTGGTGGAGTGGGAGATATTCACCAATGCAATCATCTCCCAGGCTTTATACCCAGAATACCTTGTGCCCAACAAAGATGATAAGGAGTAATATCATGATGAACATCTCCCGTGAACTCAAGGTCACCAAAACCCTATCAACCAACAACATCACTGTGCGTCTGGTCGAAGTAGATGGACACCCCGCTACAACCCTTCTTGAAGTACACCTTCACGACACCATCTGCTACGCCGTAGCCGAAGATCCCTACCTTCGTTGTGATATGATCGGGCAGCGAAAAGAAGAGTACCAGCGCATGAAGCTTGAACGTGTAGTGAGTGGTCTGGTTTCAATGATTCGTGACCAGATCACGGATTGCCTTGAAGCAGGTGGTGCGTTCCATGAGTAAGACCCGCCATCTTCTCATCGATGCGGACATTCTCGCATACCGAGCAGCCGCCGCATCCGAGAAGGTGATCCGCTTCGGGGAAGACCTGTGCTTTCCGGTAGGTCACCTCACCGATGCCCGTGTCCTGTTTGAGGACATGCTCTCCTCAATCCTCAAGACCCTCAAGACCACCAACTACACCCTGGCCTTCACGGACGGTGAGAACTTCAGGAAGCAGATCCTGCCTACCTACAAGGCCAACCGCAAGGACAAGCCCAAGCCCGTGTGCCTGGGGTTCCTCAAGCAGGAGATCCTGAACGATGAGAGGCACAACTCATACATTCGCCCAGGTCTTGAAGCCGACGATGTCCTGGGCATCCTATCTACCTCCAAGGTCCAGATCAAAGCTGACGAGCGGATCATCGTGTCCGTGGACAAGGACTTTCGTGGTGTTCCTGGTCTCTTCTACTCCACGAAGGACGAGAAGCTGATCGAGGTCTCCGAAGCCGAGGCTGACCATTGGTGGATGATGCAGACCTTGATGGGAGATGCCGCCGATGGATACTCCGGGTGTCCTGGGATCGGCCCGAAGACCGCAGAGAAGATCCTTGGGGACGCTACCTCCATCAATGAGATGTGGCCAAAGGTGGTCGCTGCGTTTGAGAAGGCTGGCTTCGGGGAAGAGGAAGCTCTAACCCAGGCCCGTGTTGCCCGTATCCTCCGGGCTAGTGATTTCGACTTCAAGAACAAGAAGGTGAAACTATGGGAGCCGAAATAATCAAACTCTGTGCTGACTGCGCTCATTTAAAAACACAGGTTTGCTCAAAATGCTTCGCTAAGGATTGTTGGTATCCTGCCAATAGCAACGTACAGCAGCATCTGGAAGATCTCACGGATGTCGCCAACCAACCACACTACACCTGCTTCAAGATCCAGCCCATCGAGTTCGCCAAAGCAAACGAGCTGGGCTTCCTGGAAGGCAACGTCATCAAGTACATCTGCCGGTATCCATACAAGGGTACACCCCTGAAGGATCTCTACAAGGCAAAGGACTATATCGAACACCTCATCCAGAAAGAGAAGGAGAAATGTTATGAATAAGACTGCCGCACTCAAACAGTTCCTGAACGCATTTGATCAGGATGGCACTGAACTGACAATGGAAGCCCTGGCCCTCGGGGCTTCTCTCATTTCTGAAGAACATAACGAACTCCAGGCCGAGTTCGATAAGGTCATGGGATACGTCCTGAAGACCGAGCGTGTGCCCCAGGAGATCATGCAGAACTTCATCAAAGAACTCGCTGACTTGGTGTACGTCTGCTACTGGACCGCCGCCCGTTTCGATATCGACCTGGATGAAGCGTTCAGGAGGGTCCACCTGTCCAACATGAGTAAGGTTGGGTCCAACGGCAAGGTGATCAAGGCCCCCAACGGTAAGGTTCTGAAGCCCGAAGGATACCATAAACCGAAGCTGGCCGATCTGGCCTTGAGGGCACAGAGATGAGTGAAGACATCATGATCCTCGCCAAGGATGTGGACTTCAAGCGGATGGTTGGGAAGATCTGCTACCTGTCCGAGAAGATCGATGGCATCCCTGCTATCTTTGAGAAGGGCAAGCCGACGCTCTCCCGTGGCGGTAACGAGATCCTGTCCATCCCCCACATCACCGAGATCGTTCAGTGGTATCTCAAGTCCGACCTTGCCCCGGTCATCGTGGGTGAACTCTACATCCCCGGCAAGCCGTTCAAATTTTCCAGTGGAATCATCAGGCGGCAGACGCCACAACCTGAAGAGGGAATCAAGCTCCACATCTGGGATGCTTATTTCCCCAACGAGATGAACCTGACGTACCAGCAGCGGATGCTCCAGGCTAGTCCTTGGATCAAGTCCCTGCTGCGTGATCAGTCCGGGCTGTTTGAAATGGCCCCCGACCGCTGGACCATCCCGAAGACCGCCGAGGACGCCGAGAAGACGGTCCTCCGGTACTTCGAGGAGATGGTCAAAGATCGCCCCTATAGACCGGAAGGCGTGATCATCCGCCCCTATGACGAACCATACAAGATGGGTAGGTCCTGGGGCCTGATGCGGTACGTCGAGAAGCCTACCATCGACCTGAAGGTGGTTGGCTTTGAGGAGGCCACAGCCAACAAGGACATGACGTTCTTGGGTGAACGCTACTCCAAAGGTGACGGCCTACGTGCTGTTGGTAAGATCTTCGTTGAGTATGGAGGCGAGACCATCGGTGTTGGCCCCGGCTGTATGACTCATCACGAACGCCGGGACTACTACCTGAATCCCAACAAGCTCATCGGTAAGATCATCAAGGTCCAGTACAAGAAAGACGAGAGCTACAAGGCCCTCCGTCAACCAACCTTCGTTTGCATCCATCACGACAAAACAACCCCAGACGCATAAAGGATTTGAACTATGTCCAAGAAACTCTACCTCATGATCGGCATCCCCGGCTCAGGAAAGTCCACCTACGTCAACAATCTGGTCAAAGACTACGGAGTCCAAGTCGTATGCGCTGACGACATCCGTAAAGCCTTCGGTCACGTCTTCTACGGAGCCATCGAGCCTATGATTCACGCCTGGACCTACACCCAGGCCCGTGCCCTCATGTCCCGTGGCTTCGACGTCGTGATCGATGAATGCAACACCCGTCCCGAGTACATTCGTCGCTGGCGTCAGGCCGCTGTCGAATTCGGCTACGAGATCATCGGTGTCCACATCATCACCGACAAGGCCACCTGTATCGCCCGTCGAGATGATGGAAAGTTCCCGCTGGAAGTGATTGACCGGAAGGAGGCGCAGCTCCGCTCCAACCTCCCCGATATCATCGATGAGCTGGACCTCTACATGCCTGTGTTCCAGGATGGGACTGACGGGCTATATGCTGGTTCCACTACCGAGGCCTATTACTGGGAGAACATGAGACCGGAGGTTACAGACTGATGAACATCCACATCAGCTACGATCCTGAATTCGTGACGCTGATGGAAACCTTGAAGGCTGCCCTTCCCGCTGAACTCTTTGAGATCGACGGGATCGGCAGCCAGCTCGATCTCCATCAGTCCAGTAAACTCTTCTTCAACTATACCGACAAGCCCACAGCTGACCATTCCGTGGACGCCAACGCCAACGTATCGGGCCGGGACGTCATCACCTACAACTACGAAGTCCCCAAGCCGTTGATGAAGCTGAACTCCTACTACAACCTCTGGAAGACCATCAGGGAACTGGAGGACATCGAGACTGCGGACGAGGTCATCATCGATCAGCTCGTTGGAGCCATCTACATCAACGACGTCTGGGACATCGGGCGTCCATACTGCTTCAACTACAGCACCTACGACATCGCCCTGGAGGGCTTGAAGATGGGCAGCCGGCTGGACATCAAGCCAGCCAAGGGCCTCTCTTCCTTCCTTCGCCAGATCGAGCAGTTCACGGTGTACGCTGCGAACTCGACCTTGGGAGCCACCGGCTTGGCCGACCTCCTGATCGTGGCTTCCTGGTACGTGGATGGGATCTACGAGACCGGCAGGGACCACAAGATCGAGGTCTCTCACATCAAGACCTACGTCAAGGAACTGCTGACCAGCCTGATCTACACGCTGAACTGGGAGTTCCGTGGGAATCAGTCCCCGTTCACCAACGTGTCGATCTATGACCGGAAGTTCCTGGAGGAGCTGGCCCCGGCTTACCTGATCAACGGTGTGGCTCCGAACGTCGACACCATCGTACAGGTGCAGGAGTGGTTCCTGGAAGCCTATCGGGAAACCCTCCAGCGTGATCCCATCACGTTCCCTGTGCTGACCGCTTGTTTCTCCATCAACGACGATAACGAGATCCAGGACGAGGAGTTCCTGGAGCTGATCGCCAAGGAGAACCTGTCCTTCGGTCACATCAACATCTACTGCGGGAATACCTCAACCCTGTCCTCCTGCTGCCGTCTTCGTTCCGACATCGAGTCCATTGGGTACAGTAACACCTTCGGGGCTGGAGGTACGAAGATCGGAAGCCTGGGCGTGGTCACGTTGAATCTCCCCAGGATGGCCAATGAGACGATGGAGTATGTCGAACTCGCCTTGACCGAGGGCGTTGCGATAGATCCGGCTGAAGCCTTCCTGCGTGAGCTGGAGCACATGGTTCGCCGTGCTGGTCTGATCAATCACGCCAAGCGTACCTTCATCGGGAAACGCATCAAGCGTGGCTCCCTGCCGCTCTACACGCTGGGCCTGATGGACCTGAAGAAGCAGTTCTCCACCTGTGGATTCACTGGCTTGTATGAGGCATGTCGGATCCTCGGCTACGACATCCTCACCGAGGAAGGGCAGGAGTTCGCAAGGAAGATCCTCGACACGATCAACGCGGTGAACACCGAGCTGACCAGGAAGTACGGCTACCCGCACAACATGGAACAGGTTCCTGGTGAAACGTCCTCCGTGAAGCTGGCCCAGAAGGACAAGATCTGCGGCTGCAACCCGGAGGACATTCCGTTCTACTCCAACCAGTTCATCCCCTTGGTTTCCCAGGCCGACATGCTGGAGCGTATCAAGCTTCAGGGTATGTTCGACTCTCACTGCACTGGTGGAGCCATCTGCCACCTGAACGTGAACGAACAGATCTCCTCCTGGGAGAAGCTGGCTGACCTCATCAAGTGGTGTGCCAAAAGTGGCGTGATATACTGGGCGGTGAACTACGCCCTTGGGAAGTGCCCCAACGGTCATGGCATGTCAGTGGTCAAGCAGGATACCCCTGCCTGTCCGACCTGTGGTGCTCTCATGGAAGTGTTCACCCGTGTTGTTGGATTCCTCACAAACACGAAACACTGGAGTTACACCAGACGTAAACACGACTGGCCTAACCGTAAGTTCTACAGGAGCATCTGAACGTGAACATCATAGCCACCGACTTCACCTTGGAGCACGGTGCTGTTGAGGTGTATCTCGCTGGCTGTAACCGCCGTTGCCCTGGTTGTCACAACCCAGAGACCTGGGATTTCAACCAGGGTAACGATTGGCGGTATCAGGTCACAGATCGCAACCTCATGCAGCGATTGAAGACTCCACTCACCGATAAAATCTGGATTATGGGAGGTGAGCCTCTCGACCAAGATCTGAAGGAGCTTGCAGCATTCCTCGATTTCTGTTCTGAGGCCAAGCGGCCCATCTGGTTGTGGACATCCTACGAACTGGATGATGTCCCTGATTCGATCCTGGTACGAGTCAATGTAATCAAAACAGGGCGATATATTCAGGATCTTCCTGGTTACAAAGACGAGAAAACCGGGATTTTCCTGGCGTCATTGAACCAACGTTTCACATGGCTTCCAATTACCCTGCACTTTTAGAGCCACGGTCAAGGAGGACTGTAGTGGCTGACATAAAGCTCCCTCCAATCTCCAAAGATCTCATCGATGCACTGGAGTCTCTCTTCCCTGACAAGTGTCCTGACATCAGCGATTCAGACCGGAAGATCTGGATCGATGTTGGTCAGCAGAAGATCATCAAATTCCTGAAGCATCAGTTCAAGCTCCAGCAGGAAGCTGCAAAGGATCTGACTGGTAGTGATGATCTTCCTCTGACATCCATCTTCAAATCTTAATAGGAGGATCAAACCGGCATGTGCTCTAGCTCCAAGCCCAAGGTCACCAAAGCCCCAGACCCGATCTACACCCCTGCCCCGCCGCCGCCTGAACCCACAGCTACCGCCCCGGTGGTCAATGAGACCGTGAAGCGGAAGACCGAATCCAAAACCAAGAAGTCTGGTACTTCTGCCTTGAGGATCGATCTCAACATTGGCGGAGGTAGTGGAGGTCTGATCATTCCCAGATAACCACAATAGCCGGAGGTAAGTGGTGACCAAGCAAGGTTACACCAAAGGTCCGGCTGAAGCACGTTACCGTGAACTTGAATCCGACAGGCAGCCTTTCCTGGACCGAGCCAGGGAATGCTCCAAGCTCACCATCCCTTCACTGATCCCTCCTGATGGCCACGCCAACGGTCAGAGACTTCCTTCCACTTTCCAGTCCATCGGAGCCAACGGGTGCAACAACCTCGCCTCTAAGCTCCTCCTGACGATGCTCCCTCCCAACGAGCCATGCTTTCGCCTTCGGGTGGACAACATGCTCTACGAGAAGGAGCAAGCCGAGGTGGACCCGGAATGGAAATCGAAGATCGACAAGGCCCTGTCCCGCTGTGAACAGACGGTCCTTGGTGACATCGAGTCCACCGGTGACCGTGTAGTCGTCTTTGAAGGGAATCTCCATCTCCTGATCGGAGGCAACGTCCTCTACTACGACGACAAGGATAACGGGCTGCGTATGTTTCCGCTGTCCCGGTTCGTCGTTGCCCGTGACCCGATGGGCAATCCCGTGGAGATGGTCGTCCATGAGACCGTCAACCCCAACACTCTCCCGCCTGACTTCCTGTCCAGTCTTTCTGACATCACCGGCCAGACTGAAACATCTAGTAGCAGCAACACGCCGGGAAAGGACACCGAAGTGGACATCTTCACCCACATAATTCGGACTCCAAAGAAGTGGAAAGTCTATCAGGAGTGTCGGGGCAAGACGATCCCTGGAACGCTGGGCTACTACGCCCTGGATGCCTGTCCCTGGATTCCCGTCCGTATGTACCACATCGCTGGTGAGAACTACGGGCGCTCCTACGTTGAACCCTTCCTGGGTGACCTCCAGTCCCTTGAGGCTCTCATGCAAGCCATCGTCGAGGGTTCTGCTGCGTCTGCCAAGGTGCTACTGTTCGTGGCCCCCAATGGGACCACAAGGCTCAAGGCTGTGGCCGAAGCCGGGAACGGGGACGTCCTTGAAGGCAACGCAAACGAGGTCAGTGTTCTTCAGCTTCAGAAACATGCGGACTTCAGGGTTGCCTTGGAGACCGCGCAAATGATCTCTGACCGGCTGAAGACTTCCTTCTTGATGACTGACGGGATGCGCCGCGATGCCGAGCGGGTGACCGCCGAGGAGATCCGCGCCATAGCCCGTGAACTGGAGACCGCCCTTGGTGGTGTCTACACAGTCATCTCCCAGGAGTTCCAGCTCCCGTACATCCAGCATCGCATCGCCAAGCTGACCAAGGCCAAGAAGCTGCCGCCCCTGCCCAAGGGAGTGGTGCGCCCCACGGTCATCACCGGCTTCGATGCGCTGGGCCGAGGGAACGACAAGGCCAAGCTGATGGAACTCCTCCAGGCAATCCAGCAGCTCCTGGGACCGGAAGGCTTCATGCGGAAGGTCAACACGGACGACGCTATCACGCGACTTGCTTCAGCAATCGGAATCAACATCGAGGGCCTCCTGATCCCGCAGGACGCTCTCGCCCAGCAGGACCAGCAGGGACAAATACAGTCCCTCATCGAGAAGCTGGGTCCAGAGGTAATCAAACAGGTCGGCCCTGCCATGATGGGCCAACAAAACCAACAAGGATGAAATCACATGAGCGAAGACATCAAGACCCCTGAGACCAAGGAAGCCCCGAAGGCGGTGCGCTCCAACCCCGGTAAGAAGGCGACTCCTGAAGCCGACAGCCAGGCGAAAGGTCCGAAGATCACCAAGTTCCCTGATGGAACCATCAAGGAGGACTTCTAGCCATGAGTACCCAGAATCCGAACGAAGGTATGACCATCGAGGCTCCCTATGAAGAAACCGGTCCGAACGACCCTAATGCGGATCCTTCTGCTGCTGCTGATGATGGAGGTGACAACCATACGCCTGATCAGGTAGATGGGAATGAACCCCAGGACGAAGGGAGCAACGATACACCTTCACCTGATCAGGAAGGGGATCAGAAAGGGGATCAGGAAGGGGATCAGTCCTCTTCTAACGCTGTTGCCAGTACGCTGAAAGCCGCTGGCTTGAACATGGACGACTTTACGAGGGAGTTCACTGAATCCGGTACTCTGTCCGAGGAGTCCTTCCAGAAACTTGAGAAGGCTGGATTCCCCCGGCCCTTAGTCGAGCAGTACCTCGCCGGTGCGAAGGTCAATGTGACCATCGCCAAGGAACAGGAAGCCGAGATTAAAGGAACCGTAGGTGGACCTGAAGCCTACAAGGCCCTTACTCAATGGGCGGCTGATAACCTGAATGCGGATGAAATCGAAGCCTACAACAACATCATGGCATCTGGTGACATCAAGGCCATCAAGTTCGCCGTCGCTGGTCTGAAGGCTCGATACGACGCACAAGCCGAGCCGAACCTAATCGGAGGTAACGCTCGTTCCACTGTTACCAAGACTGACGTCTTCCGCTCCGCTGCTGAGGTCGTCGCTGCCATGAAGGATCCACGCTACGGGAAAGATCCCGCCTACACCCGTGATGTCGAGATGAAGCTCGCTCGTTCCGACGTCTTCTGATCAACCATTAAAATCTAATGGAGGTATGATGCCCTTCATCGAATGGATCACCACCAACGGTGATGCCATCGCCGCTGCTTTGCTTGCGATCCACGCCGCTGCGGTTGCCATCGTCAACCTGACGCCCACGCCGAAGGATGATGAAATTATAGCCAAGCTCTACAAGCCCATCGAGTGGCTGGCTGGCATCCTGACCAAGAAGGCCAAGGAGTAGGGATGAATGGAGTCCTCAAGCTCATCACGCTCCTGGCCGACCTCCTCACCTTCCTGGTCGAGACATTCCGGAAGGAGAAGGCTCAAGCATCTGCTGATCGTATCGATGCTGATCCTGCTGGTGAGTTCTTGCGCCGTTTCAAACGCACCCCGGACTCCAATCCCAGTTCCAAACCTTCCTAGTGCCTGGGTGAATGACCAGGGCGGCATCTGCCTGGACAAGGATGATACTGCCCGTCTTCTTCATTACATCGACCAACTACAACACCAATAACCTCACAAAACTCACACACAGGAGATATACTCTATGGCTGATGCTATCCGTTCTAATCCTGGTTGGATCAATGGCGTAGGTGGTACTTACGAACAGGACAACGCCATGTTCCTCAAGGTCTTCACTGGTGAAGTCCTGACCGCCTTCGACGAGACCAACGTCATGAAGGATCTGCATCGTGTGCGCACCATCGCTCACGGTAAGTCTGCCCAGTTCGTGGTGATGGGTAAGGCTGCTGCCCGTTACCATACCCCCGGTACGCCGGTCCTTGGTTCCAACCAGATCAAGCAGCATGAGCGTGTCATCAACATTGATGATCTGCTCCTGGCTGATGTGTTCATCTATGACCTGGACGACGCGAAGAACCACTTCGATGTTCGCCAGGAGTACAGCAAGCAGCTTGGTGCCGCCTTGGCCCGTGCTTTCGACCAGAAGACCATGCGTGTTGGTATCCTGGCTGCTCGTTCCGCTGGCCTGATCGACGACGAACCTGGGGGCACGATTCTGAAGAACACCGCCGCTCATACCGATGGTGAGGTTCTGGCGTCCCTGATCTTCAAGTGCGCCCAGAGTTGGGATGAGAAGGATGTCCCGGACATGGATCGCTGCGTCATCGTGAAGCCTGCCCAGTACTACCTGCTGGCCGAAACCACCAAGGTCATCAACCGTGATTGGGGTGGCTCCGGTGTGTACGCTGATGGTACGGTCCTGAAGGTGGCTGGCGTTCAGATCGTGAAGTCCAACAACGTGCCCACTGGCGTTGTGACCACGGTTGAAGGTGAACGCAACACCTACAGCGGTGACTTCACCGACACCGTCGCTCTGGCCCTCCAGAAGGAAGCCATCGGCACGGTGAAGCTGAAGGATCTGGCCGTCCAGAAGTCCGGTGCTGACTTCAACGTCATGTACCAGGGCACTTTGATGGTGGCGAAATACGCTATGGGTCACGGCATCCTTCGTCCTTCCTGTGCCATCGAGATCAGCAAGGCCGCTTAAACATTCCTACAGGGAGGTCGTCCGGGCATCCGGGTGGCCTTCCTTTTTTTTCGATTTTCCATAATGAAACGGAGGATTTACAGGAATGTCTTCCATGATGCTCACGACGCCTACCACTGAACTGGAGGCCGTCAACACTATCCTTTCGTCCATCGGGGAGTCTCCGATAAACTCCCTCGATGAGCAGCCCACCCACGACGTCGTTCTGGCTATCAACACGCTCAAAGAGGTGTCCACGGAAGTACAGACGGAAGGGTGGAACTGGAACACGGAAGATGACTATCCCCTGGTCCCGAACCTGGACAACGAGATCATCCTCCCTACGAACACGGTGCGGGTCCACTTCAGGGACTCCTTCAATCCGCTCGACGTGGTCCTGCGTGGGCAGAAGCTCTATGACCGAGCCAACCACACCTACAAGTTCACCGAGACCTTGTACGCCACGATCACCTTCCTGCTACCTTTTGAGGAACTTCCAGAGACTGCACGGCGGTACATCGTGCTCCGTGCTGGGCGTCTGTTCCAGGATCGTGCTGTCGGTTCTGGTAATCTCCACGACTTCCTTACCGTTGATGAGGCTCGTGCCAGAGCTGCCCTCATGGCTGAAGAGCGGATGCAGGATCGTCCGAACATACTCTCCGGTACATCCCAGAGGCTGACCGGCTGGCGTCCTCTTGACGTCCTGCGGAGGTGGTAATGTCTAGAGGCTACCTTGTATCCACCTCCATCCCGAACCTAATCAATGGTGTCTCCCAGCAGCCATACACCATTCGCCTCCCCACGCAGGCTGAGGAGGTGGTGAACTGCTATCCCAGCGTGGTTGAGTTTCTGAAACGCCGCCAGGCAACCAAGCACCTCACCAAGCTGGTGACCGGGGAGGTGACCAAAGGTTTCGCCCATCTGATCAACCGGGATGAGAACGAGCAGTACATCTTGTTGATCACAGATGGAGACCTGAAGGTCTTCGACTTGAACGGCGTCCAGAAGATAGTCAGCTTCCCTGATGGGAAGGACTACCTCAACACCACCGATCCGAACACGAAGATCTCCACACTAACCATCAACGACTACACCTTCATTCTTAACAAGACCAAGACGGTACAGATGAGCCCGGACCTCACGCCCAACCGTGGGCCGGAAGCCATTATCTTTATCAAGCAGGCCAGCTACGGGACGACCTACAAGATCGAGGTGGATGGAATCTCTTGGTCCGTTACCACACCTACCCAGACCACAGAACTGGTGCAATCCACGGACATTGCTGTCAACCTCGCGAGCCAGATGCGGTCAGCTATTGGGAGTGATTTTAATATCTCTCTGTCTCACTCCACTATCTGGATACAGCGAAAAGATGGATGGGATTTTCGAGTTAGAGCTGAAGATTCCCGATCCAACACGCACATTGTTTGCATTAAAGGTAAGGTTCAGAGGTTCTCTGATCTTCCTATCGTAGCCCCCAAAGATTTCGTGGTTGAGGTGGAAGGTGATGCTTCCAGTTCCTTCGACAACTACTATGTCAAGTTTGTCCCGAACAACCCGGACGCAACCTTCGACAATGGCGTCTGGCTGGAGACAGTGAAGCAGGGCATCAAGCACAAGTTCGACGCCACCACGATGCCTCACGCCTTGATCCGACAGGCTGACGGGACGTTCGTCTTCCAAAAGCTCGACTGGACCTCCAGAATCTGCGGTGATGAGGATAGTGCCCCGGAGCCCTCCTTCGTGGGGCGTCCGATCGATAACATCTTCTTCTACAAGAACCGGCTGGCGTTCCTCTCCAGGGAGAACGTCATCATGTCGTCCGTGGGCGAGTTCTTCACGTTCTGGCCCAAGACTGTGACCACGATGGTGGACTCCGACCCTGTTGACGTCGCAGCCAGCCACACCAAGGTCTCTGCCTTGGAACATGCCACCCCGTTCTCTGGTGGTCTCATCCTGTTCTCCGAGACAACCCAGTTCTCGTTGCAACATGATGACGTCCTGTCCAACTCCACTGTGGCCGTGAAGCCTATCACCGAGTTCTCTGCATCGATGCTGGCCGCTCCGGTATCGGCAGGGCGTACGGTCTTCTTCGCCACTGACCGTGGCAAGTATGGTGGCGTCCGTGAATACTACACCATGCCTGACACCGACACCAACGATGCCGCCGACATTTCCGCCCATGTGCCGCAGTACATCGGTGGGAAGATCTTCAAGTTGGTGAGTTCCCCGAACGAGGATGTCCTCTTTGTCCTCTGTGAGAACAACCCAAATGCGATCTTCATCTACAAGTACTTTTGGAACAACAACGACAAGATACAGTCTGCTTGGTCCAAGTGGGTCTTCGCCGGTAAGGTTGTCAGCATGACCGCGGTGAACACCGTGGTCCATCTGCTGATCCAGTACCCGGACGGCTTGTACCTGGAACGCTTGAACATCGAGTCAGGATATGTTGACCAGGACGGCATCCTTGAGTTCAAAATGGATCGGAAGATCGATGAGACTGAAGTCCTTGGTATCTCCTTTGATGGTATCCTGAACACTTCAACCATCACCCTTCCCTACCTGCTCTATCCTGGTATGGAGCCTGTGATCATCTCAAGGGACGGTGGGCCCGATCCTGCTGGTGTCCTCTTTGAGATACTGGCCGAGGATCGTACCGGTGGGAAGAACACCATCACAATCCTGAACCAGGACATGCGCGGTCGAAAGTTCTACATCGGTATCAAGTACCTCTCAAGGTACGTCTTCTCCAGGCAGAACCTCCGGGAAACCAAGCAGGGAGGCCAAGTGGCCATCCTTGAGGGACGGCTTCAGCTCCGGTCCATGAGGGTGAACTTCCATGAGACCGGGTACTTTGAGGCTGTGGTCACACCGAGAGGACGAGCCGCCAGCGTCTACCCATTCTCTGGTCGTGTCCTGGGAACGGTCTCTGCTGTCCTTGGAGAGATCAGCCTTCACACCGGCTCGATGACCATCCCGATCCTCTCCAAGAACGATCAGGTGGACATCGAGATCCGATCCGATTCACCACTCCCATTCAATCTCGTATCGGCTGAGTGGGAGGGCTTCTACAACTCCAGGAGTTCCCGTCTATGATCCACTGTCCCTACGTCAGGGAGAGTGTAGCCGAGGATCTTGTCTACCTTGAACCCAGACTACGGGACGTAGATAAACGTGAAATCAGGGACGTCACAGGGCTTGAACCTATGGAGTCCCTTTCTCTTGGCTACAAGATCTCCAAACCATGCTTCACCCTTCTAGCTCCCAAGACAGGTGACCCGTTCGCCATCCTGGGAGTGGTCCCTGAACAACACTTCCCAGAGATAAGGCAGGCTCGTCCTGCCGGACTAGCGGGGATGATCTGGATGCACTGCACCAACGATCTCCCCTCCTTCTCATTCCTTCGATACGCCAAGCCGGTCCTCTATGACATCATCGGAGGACAGTACGGCTACAAAATCGTCAGTAATTATGTCGACGCACGAAACGAAGTGCATGTCCGATGGCTCCGATGGATGGGCGCAAAGCTCCTCGATGTGGTTCATATCAAAGGCAGTGGAGTCCCTGTCCATCCCTTCATCATCAATTTAGAAAGGAGGCTACCTGTATGTGCGGAGTAGCTGAAGTTGGGCTGGCCCTGTCAATCATGTCTATTGCTGCCTCGACTTACGCTCAAAAGGAGCAAGCAGACGCGCAGAAGGCTTACCAGGAAGCGCAGTCCGCTGAATACGCCCGTGCTGCCAAGATCAACCAGGAGAGCGCGAACAGGGAGTTCGTGGAATCCACAACCGCCGAGCGCATCAAGCAGATGCAGGAAAGGGCGGCCGCTGCCGAGGAAGAGCAGCGGATCCAGAGGGAACGCTTGGAGAAGCAGGGACAGGCCCTGGCTTCAAGCGAAACCTCTGGCATGGCCTTGGATGCCCTGATGGCCGACTTCTACCGCTCCGAGGCACAGAAGAAGAGCATCATCCAGCAGCAGCTTGACATGGCCGGTGTCGGCTCCGAGGTCGCCATCTGGGGTTACCGGGACCGCCGGGACTCCCGGATGAAATCCCAGAGCAACTACATCACCAGCCCTGTGAACCAGCCAAACTACCTCGCCAGTGCCTTGCAGATTGGTCAGGCTGGTTTGGACTACTACAACAAGAAGTACCCAGAGAAATAAGGAGCTAACTCATGGCGAAACCTGAAAAGACCACCGTCCAGATCGAGAAGCTCCGGGAGCTGGCAGGACTCCAGTCCACCATTCGCTCCGAAGCTCTCTACTCATACAATGAAGCCCGTCCTGGCTACGTCGAGAGACCCGACGACCTGTACTCCAACCCATGGATGCAACTCTCCAAGGCCCTCGCTGGATTCGACAAGCCGCTCTCCGAGCTTCACCGGAAGCAGCAGGAGAAGGAGATCGAGAAGAGTCTCGCTGAAGGTGACACTATGTTCACCAACTCCGAGGTCGATCCGACAACTGGCAACCGGCTGGCCTGGAAGGAGTACGTCGAGAAGAACCCTGCCGCCGCTGGTCTGAACCCATGGGTGCGGAAGGGATACGAAATGGCCCGTATGCGGTCCCTTGGGCTGGACTTCAAAGCCCAGCTCCAGGAAGCCTACACCAAGAACGGCCTGATGAACGAGACCGATCAGGCCAAGGTCAGTCAGTTCATCGATCAGTTTGAGCGGGACTTCCGCAAGAAGCACGGACTGGACGACTACGACGACAAGGTCATTCTTGCCGAGAACTTCACCAAGGAGGCCCTGGAAGCACGAGCTGCAATACTCAACCGGCACGTCAAGGACTTTGCCGAGGAGAACCTGAAGCGTGTCACCCAGGAGTTCACCCAACTCACCTCCAAGCAACTGTCCTCCATCGTTGATAACCCCAACGTGAACTTCAGTGACCCTGATGTTCGTGAACAGGTCATCATCCCGCAGCTCCAGGAGGCCATCCAGAGGATCTCCCAGGAAGCTGCCAGCTATGGTGTCTTGAACAGTGACGTCCCTGGAATCATCTTCAGGGCCCTGGCCGCAGAGGCTACCGAGCGGGGTTATGAGAATGGCGGAAGGGAACTCCTGGAGATCGCTAAGAACCTGGACTTCGGTGCAGGTAAGCTGGGTGACATCCCGGAGTATAAAGACTACATCACCAAAGCCGAAAGACAAATGGAGGCCCAGGAGGAGCAAGACCGGCTCAAGCGAGAGCGAGAGCAGGAGAAAGCCCTGACTGACATCATGGTCGATGCGGCCATCAAAGGGACGTACTACAACGCCGAGCAGCTCCGAGCCAAAGGCGTACCGGCCCACATGGTCCCGTCTGTCCTGGCGAAGATCAACGCCATCCAGAACTCACGGGAGATCAACGAGAGCTACGGTCAGTGGGACGTCGAGAAGCGTACCTCCTTCCTCAACCTCCAGCTCAAAGCCGCCCGTGGAGAGCTCACAGATGCCGATCTTCGGAGTGCTGCCCGGGCCTATGGAAAAGAAGTGGATCGTCTTCTCTCCCTCCACCTGTCCTCCGAGTCAACTCATGACAAACTGGTCGCAAGGACCATTGGTGAAGCGCAGAATCGGGTCTTCCGGTTGGTGACGGGTGTCAAAGACTCGAACCTGGACACCCTGTCCCTGGACCAGTACGGTGACCCGAAGATCCAGCTTGGACTCCAGGCCGCTGCTGATGTCATGTTCACCTTGAAGAGTAAGATTGAGAAGGAATCAGGCGGCGGGAAGGGGGAACTGTCCGCAGCTCGTGCCGAGTTCCTGGCTATGGAGGCAGTGGAGGAAGTGATCAAAAAGAGTAAGTATGGGATCTATGGAGAGAGAGACATTGAAGCCACCGGCTCCACCCACAATCCCTTCAATCCCGCTGCGGCGTCGTCTGAAATGAATCCCTCCAAGACTACCATAACTCCTCCTCCGATAGTTGAACAGGCTTCCAGAGAGCCGCTTTTTGGGATTCAGTCCCTAGATGAGTGGCAGGAAGCATATCAAGAACTCAAGGCTTCCCCTGACCCCAACAACACCCGCTTGGGCAAGGAGATTGTCAAGCTCAATCTTGACCCTCAATTCATCAATCAGGTGATCCTCGCCCAGGATCAGTACTTCAGAAAGAACATGTACCAGAGCCTGTACCAGCCGATGCCTATGGACGATCCTGCCTTCATACGGATCTACAATCGTGTAGTAGGCGCAGATCAGGCCAAGCAGGAGTAAGTCTATATGGATTACAAAGACCAGATGACCGAGAGTGGACTCCCGATGTCCACCATCATCGCCTTGTCCAACAAACGGGGTGCAATCCCGCAACAAGGGATGGATCCTACAGGTGGACAAGAGATAGATCCGAGCACACCCCAAGTTTCCGTGGACGTAAGCTCCGATGATCCCGGTCTCCTCGATACTGTTGTGGATGTCGGGAAGGGAATCATTGGTGGTGTCGGTGATGCCATCAACGAAACCTCTGACTTCATCCACGGCGCAGCCAACTGGGTGGACAACAAACTCGGGACCCACGTGGTCAACGAGCGGAACGAGTGGCGACTTCCTGAAATGAAGGAGAACGTCACCGCCTACGGTAAGTTGGCCCGTGGTGTCTCCCAGTTCGCTGCTGGGTTCGTGGGAGCCGGTAAGCTCCTCAAAGCTGCCAAGGTACTCCAGGGAACCAGTAAGTACACTACCTTGGCACGTGGCATGGCCGAGGGTGCAATCACTGACGCTGTGGCCTTCGATGGGCATGATGAGCGTCTGTCCAACCTCATTGAAGAATTCCCTGAACTCTCCAACCCAATCACCCGCTACCTGTCCTCCAAGGACTCTGACACGGACGCTGAAGGGCGCTTCAAGAACGCCTTGGAGGGCTTGGCACTTGGTGGCCTGACTGAACCGATCTTCGCTGGCGTGAGAGCTATAAAGCAGATGCGCGGAGCGAAGACTGCTGCCGAGAAGGCCAGGATTCAAGAAGAAGTGGCCGAGTTCATGAACGGTAAAACCTTGGACACGGAAGAAGCCGTCGAGGATGCCATAGTTAATGAACTCACCTCACGCCGTGCGACCCCTGCTGATGAAGCTAACAAGCTCCATGACGAGTTCGCTGATGCCGCCAAGGCTCCCAGGCAGGTCCAGGAGGAAGCTGTCGGTGACGCTGGTGCAAAGCAGGCTCGTCCTGCCGGACTCGCGGAGTTCGCTGAAGCTGGCTCCACCAAGAGCAACCGGGAGTACAAGGCCAAGCTGAACGTAGATGAGTTCTATCAGGTAATCTCCAACTCCAAGAACATGGACGAAGCCCTGGATATGGCGGCCGAGTCCATGAACTTTCAGCGGTGGCTCTTTGAAGACCGAGACCAGGAGACTGGCCTTCGGGGCCTCGCAGACGCCTTGTTCGACAAGACCGTTAAGTCCAAGGGAAAGGAAGCCCATGAGACCATCTACCGGGAATCGGTGGACATGCTCACCAGGGCTGGCTTCAACACGGACAAGATCATCGAGATGGCCCAGAGCGGAGCCAAGAAGCTGGCCGAGCTGGCCCGTGAGACCTACGTCGCAAGGATGACCCTTGGTGCATTAGTCAAGGAGTCCACCAGGATCGCAACCTTGATCGACACCGGACGTCACCAGTTAAAGGATCTTGTGATGTTCCACCTCTTGCACAAGGATGTCCAAGATCTTCATATCGCCGTGGCCGACATGCGTACCGGCTGGGGGCGTGGCCTAAGCTCCCAGAAGATGACCGTAGACCTGGGTAACCTCCCAGATACCAAGATGAAGGTCGGGGCAGATACCACAGGCGATGTGGCCCAGGAAGCCGCCGCCAAGCAGACCATCCGTCCTGAAGACATCAGGAACATGACCGAGGAGCAGATCCGGGACTACATGGTGCGGAACGGTCTCGATCCGAACAAGATCAAGCAGACGGCCCGTATCGTGCGGATGGCCGATGGCGATCCTCTGGTTGTCTCCAGGATCATGAACAGGGCGTTCAGTGGCTCCAAGTGGGGTCTCTACACCGAGTACTGGATGAACTCCCTCCTGTCTGGGTACAAGACCCAGATCGTCAACATTGCAGGCAACACGATCAAGAGCATCATGATGCCAGCCGAGAAGATCATTGGCGGGGCCATGATGTCCGACAATACCATGATCCGGGAGGGTCTCCAGACTTACACCGGCATGGTGAAGTTCTTTGGTGACGCCATCGGCTGTGCGAAGAGAGCCTTCATAGCCGAGAACAACATTCTCGATGCTGGCCACTCGGTCTTCGATGCGCCATCCCACCAGATCAGCTACGAGAACATCAA